CACTGGCAACTCTGCAATTGCTTGTGTTAATGGATTTATAGCTAAGAATTTGGAGTTCTCAGAAGTGATCTATAGTATCTTAGATCGCAACCTAAAAACTCGTGCTACAACTACCTTAATTAACTCAGTTTTACCTGGAACTATTCCAACCTTTGATGTTGCGCTAGCTCTACCATATGACGATAAAACCAAAAAGAAAGTAAGGCTTGAAGATCATTGGTATATGAGCCGTAAACTCGATGGAGTTCGATGCATTACGATAATTGATGAGACAGGTGAAATTAAATTCTTTTCTAGAGGAGGAAACGAGTTTTTAACTCTGGATACGCTAAAAGCTGACATTAAAAAACTAAACCTAATTGATACTGTTCTTGATGGTGAGGTCTGTATGATGAATGCTGAGGGTCAAGAAGATTTTCAAGGAATTATTAAAGAAATTGGTCGCAAAAACCATACAATCAAAAATCCTAAATATTTAGTATTTGACTGCTTAACTTTGGAGGAATTTAATACTCAAACGTCTTCAACTGATAGAACCTTTAAGGATAGAATTACTGTTGCTGCTTTGATATTTAGTGGAATTGACTTAAAAAATACTACAATCTTAAAACAAACCCTAATTGAATCTGAAGATCAGCTGCAAACTGAAATTACTAATTCGACTGCTCAGGGTTGGGAGGGTCTAATGTTAAGAAAAGACACACAATATATTGGAAAACGCAGTGATGAAATCCTTAAAGTCAAGAAATTTTGGGATGCAGAATATATTGTAGAAGGTGTTGAAAACTCAACTCACCGAGTTATTGAAGATGGCCGAGAGGTTGAAGAAGAAATGCTAGGTAATATTTTTATTACACATAAAGGAAATCAAGTTAGAGTAGGTTCAGGTTTTTCGATTGAGCAACGTCGACAATTTTATAAAAACCCTGATCAAATTATAGGTAAAACAATCACTGTTCAATACTTTGAAGAAACTACTGATCAGCATGGTCAAAACTCTTTAAGATTTCCAGTTATTAAAGCAATTTACGAAAAAACAAGAACCATATAAATGCCAAGAATTATTTTAGCAGGACCTGGTGCATCAGGTAAAGATTTCATGAGAAAACGTTTAGAAGAACGTGGAATGAAATATGCAGTGAGTTATACAACTCGGCCTCCAAGACCAGGAGAAGTAGACGGTCAAGACTATTTCTTTTTAAGCAAAGAAGAGTGTCAAACAATGATTGATGAAGGTAAATTCTATGAAGTTATCGATTTTAATGGATGGTCCTATGGAACTTCAATTGAACAATTTGATAACGATGATGTTTTTATTATGACTCCAAGCGGATTAGCCCATCTTGCAGAAAAGGACAGAGCAAAATCATTTGTAATATTTTTTGATATTCCAGAAGAAATTAGAAAACAAAGACTTGAAGAACGAGTTATGCCTGGTCATACAGTCGAAGCCAGATTACAGGCAGATAGAGAATTATTTGATGGCTTTAACAATTACGATTTAAAAATAACAAACCCAAACTTTTAATATGTCAACCTTTAGCGGAACCTTAATTAATGTAGATGATACCCAGTTTGTATCAGCAAAATTCAAAAAGAGAGAATTTGTAGTCGGGACTAATGATAAGTACCCACAGTATGTAACATTTGTTGCAATCCAAGAAAAATGTGAAATGTTAGATTTTGCAAATCCTGGAGATCAAATTCAAGTTGGCTATAAATTAGCCGGTCGTAAGTGGGAAAGTCCCAGCGGCCAAATCAAATACTTCAATACAATTGAAGCAACTCAAATTCATGTTACAAAATCTAATCAAATCTTAGATGAGCAAGACATGACTGATGATGAAATTATGAATGACTTATTTGGAGATGCTCCAAGTACACCAAAGAAATCAGCACCAATTGACGATACTGATTTGCCATGGGACATCTTAGATTAGTATAATATTATAAACTATAAGAAATGAAATACATATCAATTGATTTAGAAACAACTGGGTTAGATCCGCAAACATGTCAGATCTTACAGATTGGTGCAATAATTGAAGACACAAATGACGTTAAGCCAATTTCAGAGTTGCCTACATTTAATTGTGTAATCGAACACCCTCACTATACAGGTTCAGCTTATGCTATTAATATGAACATGAATCTTATTGAGATTATTGCTGGAATGGAAAAAATTCCAAGAGAAGAGCGTGGAGATTATCGTAAAAAACACAATATCTTAACTCCTCAAATGGTTGCAACTGCATTTGCGAGTTGGGCAGCATTTCATGGCTGTGAAGTAGATGGAGACCGAGTAATTATTAATGCAGCTGGAAAAAACTTTGCAGCATTTGATAAAGTTTGGTTAGAGACCTTAATTCCAACGTGGAATACTAAAATTAAAATCAGAAATCGCATTATTGATCCAGCTGTGTTAGTTACAGATTGGAAAAATGATCAGTCTCTTCCGGGTCTTGGAAAATGTAAAGAACGCATTGGTCTTGAAAATCATGTTACACACGATGGACTAGACGATGCAATCGATGTGGTTGAAGTAATTCGTAAAGCTACAAATAATTATCAGAATGCGAGTTATTGATTATAAAGCTGCTCTAGAGAGCATGTATATTGATATGATGGAAGAAATGTATAAACATCTTGCATCCAACAATTTTACATGGCCTGATGATATTCCATTTGATGAAAAGGAAAAGGAAGACCTCTTAAAAGAAATGATAGTTTATTTTGAAGGGCAAGAAGAATTTGAAAAGTGTGAAGAGCTCACAAAAATGAAAACTATTTAGTATATTAGATCTATGATAAATGAAACAACTCGTCTTGGATATTGCTGTATTAACCTATCACTAGATAGAAAAGTTACTGCAAATCGTGGTATGATTAAGAAAACCTTTCAGCAAAAGGGTATTCAATACTGTGGCGAGTTGGCCCATCAAAATATCAAAGATATTCTTACTATCCTAAAATGGAATGTTGCAAATGACATTTATGTTTATCGTATGTCTAGCGATGTTTTTCCATGGATGTCAGAATATGAAATTACCCAATTGCCAAATTTTCAGGAAATTCTACCTGACATGCAGGCAATTGGAGAATTTGTACTTGCAAATAATATTAGATTATCAATGCACCCTGGCCAGTTTGATGTTTTACCTTCGCCAACTCCAAGCGTTGTTACAAAAACTATCAAAGATTTAAATCAGCATTCAGAAATTATGGATCTAATGGGTTTACCAACAGATCACAGATTTCCAGTTAATATTCATGTAGGTGGAACCTATGGTGATAAAGAAGCTGCTGCTGATAGATTTTGTCAAAATTTTAAACTACTTAGTCAATCTGCCCAAAATCGATTGGTTGTAGAAAATGATGATAAGGCTACACAATATTCGGTTCAAGATCTTTATGATTTAATTACTGCAAGGATTGGAACACCTATCACATTTGATTTCCACCACCACCGATTTAATACAAGCGGATTAACTGAAGAGGCTGCTCTAAATCTTGCAGCTTCAACGTGGCCCTGCACTCCGCTAACACACTATTCAAGTTCAAAGAAAACGTTTGAGGATTCTTCAGTTATTGCTAGATCCCATGCGGATTATATCTATGAACAAATTAATCCATACGGCTTAACATTAGATATTGAAGTCGAAGCAAAAGCCAAAGATTTGGCTGTTCTAAAATATCGAGAACAGTATAATACTCTATTAGAAAATTATATCCCATTTGAACATGAGCGATTGCAAGAATTGTAAATCAACAGAAGTTAAGACTCAAATTAAAGGAATCTTTGACGAATTATTTGTTGGAGATGAACTTCGCAATGAGCGTCTTTCTATTTGTTATGAGTGCGATAAATTTTTAGGGGCAAGTGGCCAGTGCGGAGAGTGCGGCTGCTATATCTTTGCAAAGACTGCAACTAAAGGAGAATCGTGCCCTCTACCTGAACCCAAATGGTAGTTAATAAATAATTAAGATTTAACGATCCTCAGTATACTCAATCAATTAATTTTTTCAGCTGAGAAAATTCCTAACACCATGGATAGTGACAGTATTTGCCAAATTAAAACAAAAGAAGAGAAAGATCATGGGGACCTGGATCCTGATCCTGGCGACTTTCTTCAACCCTCTTGGTTTCGATGCCCTATTTGCTCTAATTATGAAATGGACCGGTTCCTATTGGATTACGGACGCTATTTTTTATTGCCTATCGGCATTCTTTTTTGGACTTTATTTTTTATTTTTTAGAGAAAAACCTAAGACTTCTTAGTATATTATCAGTATAAAACTAATAATATGAACGTCGAACTACAATCTGTAACATCATCCACTATTGATGCATTTGGTTATGACCCTACCCTAAATGAACTATATGTTCAATTTAAAAGTGGCTCAATTTATACATACCAAGGAGTTTCCGAATCAGTGTACGCTGGATTATGTGAAGCCGAATCTTTTGGTAAATTTTTAAATGCCAATATCAAAGGCACATACGATTACCTTAAATCATAAGCATGGGATTTAACAAATATTTTATTCCAGACCCAGCCGATTTTATTGAAAGACTTGAGAAGTTTACTGGTCCAAGAGAATTTGTAGCGATTAAGAAAATTGATGCAGTAATGGGCGATAGCTTATCTGTTGATATGTTAGATAAAATGTATGAAAT